GACTATGCATTCTATTCCAGCGCTCGTCAAGAGGATCGCACGGCGGATCATGCGTTCTAGATCGACCGGCTCAACTCCCCTATTCTCCAATCTTCCCAAAGATGCGCGCCGCGCCTCGGAAAGGGACAAGGCCGCGCGCTCACGGGGTTTTGCCGCACTCGCCGTGTAGCGGGCAGACATGGCCATGCCTGCGGCCTGGGGTCTGCACCCAACATCATCTTTGCATCCATGACGATTTGAGAACGGGCGCCGGGCGCGCGGCCGGGGCCGCGGCAAGCGCCAGCTCGGCCCGCCGCGCGGTCCAGTCCGGGTTGATGATTGCCCGGGCGGCGTGGGCATAGACCAGGCAATCCAGCGCCTCGGCACGCCGCCCCGGTATCCGCTCGAAGCTCCGAACGGGCTGCCCGCGCCGATAGCGCACAACCGCTCGTTCGGATGCCGCCTGCTCAAACCACACGGGCGTCAGATCGCCGGAAAGGCGAATGGTCTCGCCGCGTGCGAGGCGCCCGAAAATGGTCTGCTTCGCGGTGTCCACCCCGACAATCCACAGCCGCGCCCCGGTCTTGGTCTTGCTGCCCGCCCGCTCGATCAGCGGCCGGTTGCCTGCCGCGCCCTTGATCGCCAGCACCCTCCGCCGCGTCCTGGGGCCGCAGAAGGCGGTCACGGCGCTCATCGTCGTGCCGTCGCCCGCGTCCACCGCCGCCGCGTCGATGCCGATCCTGCCGCCCAGAGCGTGCGGGAAACGGGCGCGCAGCAGCTCGTCCAGCTCTTCCCAGGTCTCGCCCGCATCCCACGCGCCCCAGATCACGCGATGCCCAAGAACAAAGGCACAACCGGCCTCGGACCACCCGACGAAGGTCAGCTCCAAGCGGTCGTGCTGCACGTCGCAGCCCACGGTCAGGGCGAGCACGTCTTCCGGCACCGCCTCAAGCCCCCACGGTTCGCCCCGGGCGGCGAGGTCATCTTCGGCGAGTTCGTCACCTTCGCCGCGCCAGCCCTGCCCCAGGATCGTGTTGACGAAGGTCTGCAACATGCTCGGATCGTCCTTGGCGGTCAGAAATTCGGCCGCGAGCTTCGCCCAGCTTGCATTCGCGTGCAGGCTCACCAGGGCGTTGAGGCGGAAGCCCGCGTGCCCCTGCACCTCGGGCCGTGTCGGACGCCAGCGGCCCTGCGCGACCATCTCGGGCTTGCACCGTTCGGAAACCAGCGTGCCGCAGCTCGGGCAACACCAGGCGGCTTCATCCGGCCTGCCCTCGGGCCAACGGATCGCGTCCCACAGGATTTCCGCGAAGGTGCCGCAGTCAGGGCACGGCACCTCGAAGACGCGCCCATCGGACTGCGCCCAGGCGCGCAGGACATGGCTTGTTTCCTCATGCACCGGGGTCGAGCCCAGCACGATCTTGCGATCCGGGAAGGACAGGGTGCGCCGCTCGGCCAAGAGGATCGGCGAGCCCTCGGCCGTCGCCTCCATGCCGTCAGCTTCATCAATGAAGAGCACGCGGACGTTGTGCCGCCGCAGGTTCCGGGGCGCCTTCGCGGCGACCACCTTGAGGCTTCCGCCAGGGAATCGGCGGCTCAGAAGGGTGTTGCGCTCGCCCTCTTCGCGATCATCGGACAGCGCATCGGCAACCGCCTTCGAGGCGGCGAAGATCGGTTCGATATCGCTCACCACATAGTCGCGACAGTCGGCTTCGGCCGGCAGAAGGCAGAGAATCGGCGCAGGATCGTTCGCGACGAAGGACGCGACGGCAGCGGTCAACAGCGTGGTGAAGCCCACGCGCACCCCCTTGATCAGTGTCACGCGCTCGATCAGCGGATCGCCGATGGCGTCGGCAATCTCGCGTTGGAACGGCCACAGGCGCACCGGCCCGGGCTGCGCCGTGACCCCGTCGGGCAGGCATATTTCGGCCTCGATCCAGTCGGACAGGCGCAGGCGCGGCGGCGGGATCAGGGCGCGCAGGGCGGCGCGGCGAATGCCGTCAATCGTTGCCATTGCCAAGCTCCGTCAGGGCCTCGCGCAGCTCGCGGTCGATCATCTCCACATCGGCCGGGGTCAGGGTCAGCGACTGGCGCAGGCGCGACGGCACGGCGAGGATGCGCGCCCGCACCTGCCGCAGCACATCGCCCCATGCCCGTTCCACATCGGCGGCGGGCACCAGCTCGCCGCGAAGGGCGGCGTTCTTGAGCGCCTGGGCGTCGGCCTGCTCCTTGGCGAGGCGCGCCCGCTCGGCAGTCAAATTCGCCGTGTGCTCTTCCCCGCCGCGGCCGGACGCAATGCCGCGAAGATGCGCGCAGTATTGCCGCACCGTCGCTTCGAGGTCATAGGCGTCATGCCCGAGATGCACGGCGATGCCACGATCCTTGAGGTTCGACAGCGCCCCGGACGAAAGCCCGAGAAGGCTGCAAAGGTCCTTGCCGCCGATGCGGTGCAGCCTTTCGCCATCAAGAGCCAGTTCGTCCAGGATGCGCATTCTTATCCCTTTGATTTTATTTGCACAGGTTGAAGCTTCGGGCTTCGCCGACCCGTATACGAGAGTGCCGGGAAGGACCCGTGCAGCGACGATCAGGCACGCCCGACACCCCCAGAGAAGGCCAGCGACACGGCATCGAGCGACGGCAAGGTGCGCACCCTCTTCGCCGCCTGTTCGCAGCAATGCGCCGTCATCGGCCCGCCTAGCGTCGTGGTCATCATGGTGATGATCTGGGCGTGCGCACCTGCGAGGATGCAGTCCAGCGGCAAGCCGGTTTCCCTGTGAAGGCGCAGAAGCATGGCGCCGATCATCTCGGCCGCTTGTTCGGCCATCTCGTTCTTCGTGGTCATCGTCGTGTCCTTTCGCTGTCAGCGGGTTGAGACGTGCCGCGCCAGGACGCGCAGCTCGAAGGCGATTTCGGATTTCTCTTCGTGGTAGCGTTCGGGCTCGCGGCGCGACGGCGAGAGGCGCCCGACACGGCGCGCCAGTTCCGTTAGCCGGTCGGGCAGGTCCGGGACATGGGACGGGACAACCCGGGACACACCCCCCCTAAAGGGGGGTGTCCCGTTTGTCCCGCCCTCGGCCTGCCCGCGATTTACCGGGACAAATCCGGCTTGTCCCGCCATGTCCCGTTTGTCCCGTTTGTCCCGCAGGGTCATACCGGCCACCATATGCCGTTGAAGCTGCGCGCGATTGCCTTGTCGTTGAGCTCCGCAAGCGCCCGGTTGAAGGTGCGTTTCGCGGTGTCGTCGCTCATGCCCTCGAAGAGCCCGTGCAGCTCGGCGCAGGCGCGCCATTGCTCCTTCGTGACGGTCTTCCGCTCGGGATAGTCCGGGCCGCTCCTGACCACCCCGTGACGCTCGATTGCGGTGTGGAGCGCCTGCAAGGCTATCTCGGCCTTGCCCTTCACCTTGGCCTGCCGGGGCTTCTCACCCTCGGCCGCCCGCTCCACAACGCAGCTCGTTACGGGGTCGCCGTCCTGATCCTCGCCAAGAACAACCTCGCGCAGCCGGTAGTGGAATGTCCTGCCCACCACCATGTCGCGCTGCTTCGTCGCCTTCGCCTCGATGACTTCACTGCCATCCTCCTTCGTTACCTCGATTTCGGTATCAATCGCGGCGCGCAGGCTGGAATGCCCGCGCGCGCCCTGGGCGGTGCTCTTGCCGGTGTGATGGATCAGCAGGACGCAGGCGCCCGTGCGTTCCTTCAAGAGCTCGGCCGAAGCGACAAGGCGCCCCATGTCCTGCGAGCTGTTTTCGTCGCCCGGCACCATCGCGCGGGCGAGCGTGTCAATGACGATCAGCCCGAAGGCGCCCTCTTCCTGGGCGAGTTCTTCCACCGCCTCGGAAAGCCATGTCGGATCGCGCCGCGCGTCCATGAAGCACAGGGGCGCGGACAAGAACCAGAAGCGCGGGCCTTCGAGGGCAGAGACGCGCCGCTCGAAGCCTGCCCCGCCTTCGAGGGTGATGTAGAGCACCGGCGCCGGGCGCACCCGGCAACCGGCCCAGCTCCGGCCCTGGGCGAGCGTATGGGCGATATCGAGGGCAAGGAACGTCTTGCCCACGTTCGCAGGGCCATAGAGCACCGCGAGGGACCGGGGCGCGAGCCATCCCTTGATCAGGTAGGGCACATCGTTGACAGGCTCGATATCGCCCGCGAAACGGAAGAGGCGGCGCAGCTCTTCGGACTGGCGTGCCCGCTTGCGCTTCACCGCGCCGAAGGGCGTCACGTTCGGCGGAAGGTGCCGTGGATCGTCCATCATCGCGCCCCCTCCTTCTGCACATGACGAAGGAAAGCGGATTGATCTGCGGGCGGCATGGCCTCGAAGGCGGCGAGGCAACATGCCTTGCGCTCGCGGCGGCTCGCATGGCTTGCCCACCATCGCGCATCGTCCATCACGTCAAGGAACGGCGGCAAGGGCGCGCCTGCGCCTGTCACCTCGCCCCAATGCGCGGCCTCGAAGGTCATCTCGCGGGGTTCGGGGTCGAGGGCGCGAAGGGCTGCGAAGGCAAGCCCGATGAGCTCTTTCGCAGTCAAGCGGACGCGAAGGACGAAGGCAGCGCCGTGCCAACCTTCCGGGCTTTCATCGTCCGTGATCAGCGCATACAGGATCATCCGGGCCGCGCGCTTGTGCCGCTCATTGGCAAAGTGCCATGTTGCGTCCAGATCGCTTTCGCGATAACCTGCCGCCCGAAGCTCACCAGCTTTGCTATTTGCCCCGGTTGCGCTCGCCAGCGCGCCGGGGTTTTCGTTTAG